GAAGCAGGTGGTGATGTACCTCCTATTAGTGGTGCTGAAGCTCCAGACGTACCAGTTGAAACTCCATAATGAATGCTGAATACGATCCCTCGTATTCATTAATTAATGTTATTGATGTGTGGGATATACAGAAAAGAAATTTTCAAGATCAATCAGATGAAACAGTTTCAGTTATAAAGCAAGATACAGATGCGTTTGCAAAATTCCTTACTGTAAAATTAAGATATTATTTAAATAACGGTGCACACTTAAATTTAGCTTTGCATGGAACTTCTATCAATCCAAATCTTACAGTTGATTTTCAGAATAAGTTTGAAGATTCTAGTAAGTTAAAGTTTTACATGAAATCAAATGGGTTAACTGAATTAGTTATTTGTGGGCAACATTTACATAAATGTATATCTAGTCGTCCAACTGGATACACATCTATGAAAAAGTTAATTTCTAATACTAAGGTAGCTATAACATTATGTAGAGCTTTACCACAAGATCATCAACAAAAAGGATTAAGATTTGTTGATGTACCTTTTGACGATTGGATTTATCTTTAATATAAATAACATAGCAAGGGATTGTTATGAAAATTTACGAAATTAGCAAAACAGATTTTTATTGGTTTGAAATGTTAACTGAAAAACAGTATGGACATTTTCAGATATTTGGAAGAACTCCAGGAGTTAGAGGTAAGAGAAAAGGATCTTTAACTTCAAGAAGATTTCGTTGTCCAACAGGTCCACGTAAAGGAAGAATTGTTGCTAAACCTGAAACGTGTAATGCACCTTTAAATGTTAAACAATCTATGACAATGAGAGGTACACGTGCCGCCAAAGCAGGAATTCATGGTAAAAGATCATCATTTACTAAAAAATATAGTCCAACATCACAACGTGTTAAAAGAGCTAATATAAGTTTAAAGAAAAGACGTGGTAGATTAAAATCAAGAAGGTAAATATAGTTATGCGTTATTTAGAGTTAAAAGAAAATTACTTTCCGGGAGAAGATAGGTACCATCAGGCATCTATTAATGATAGTCGTAAGACTAGATTAACACTTAAACATCTTAATAAATTGCGTAAAGTACGTGAAATGCGTAAACTTGATAAAGAAAAAAATCAAGAATTCGTTGCTACAATGTATGCACAGCCACCTATGGTTTAGGCATTATAGTATAATAGCATATTTTAATAAAAATAATGAGCCAAAAAAGGCGTCTTTATTCTTAATTTTCCTATAAATAAGTAAATAACTATACGTTTATGCCTTGTATAGGCATCTAAACTATTCACGTGAATAAGATTTAGGAGATATATTATGTCTACAACCAGATCAAAGCTAGAACAAGTTCTAGAATATCTAGTAAACAATGAATCAACAAAAGCTCAAGAGCTTTTACATGATGTTATTGTTGAGAAAGCTAGAAAGATTCATGAAGAATTAATTGAAACTCAAACTGATGAGATCGAAGAAGATCTTACTACTGAAGATACGGCAAAAGATTCAAAAGAAGATAAAGAAGTTGATGAAACTAAAGAATCTGATGAAGACAAAGCAGTTGATGAAACTAAAGAGTCTGATGAAGATAAAGAAGTTGATGAAACTAAAGAATCTGATGAAGATAAAGAAGTAGATGAAACAGTATTAGGTTCAGGTGATTCTGAAGAAGATTTAATTAAGGCTGTTAAAGACGAAGCTGATTCTCATGCAGATGAAATTGATCATGAGGAAACTAATGAAGTAGAAGATGAAGCAGATGCAGAAGTCGATCCTGAAATAGGAATTGATCCTGATGCAGAAGTTGATGCAGAAAACGGTGAAGAAGGCGACGTTGAAGACAGAGTTGACGATTTAGAAGATGCTTTAGAAGAACTTAAAGCTGAATTTGAAAAAATGATGGGTGACGAAACAGGTGATGACGCTGAAGCGGCAGTTGATGATTTAGAAGGTGATGATGCAGATGCAGAATTACCAGCTGTAATCGGAGAGCCAGAAGTAGCAGTTGCTGATGATATTCGTTTCGAAGATAAATCTAAAGATTCAAAAGAAAGCGATAAAGAGTTAGAAGAAGCAACTGAATTGAAAAAAGTCTCGGATCCAAAAGGTGGAAACGATGACAATACTAAATCACCAGTAAATGCTAACGCAGGTGGTAAAGGAACAACGCATGGTAATCCTGTTAAATTAGGTGGCGATGCGGCAGAAAAAGGCGGAAAAGCGGCAGGTCCAAAAGATATGGGCAATCCAAAACAAGAAGCTAAATTATCTGCAGTTGCAAAACCAAAAGCTGGTGCAAGTGATACTACAAAATCACCAGTTGCATCTAAGTAAGGTGTACTGATTAGGAGATCGTTAATATGGTTAAACCATTATTAGAAAGTTTAACTTTTGACCAAGCTAAAATGCAAATTTTACATGAAGGCGAAGGTGAAAAGAAAGACTTAAAGTTGAAAGGTGTATTCATTCAAGGCGGAGTGAAGAATCAGAATCAACGAATTTATCCACTTGAAGAAATTAAGAAAGCAGTTTCTTCAGTAGATTCAAGGTTGAAGTCTGGTTATTCTGTTTTGGGTGAAGCCGATCATCCTGAAGAATTAACAGTAAATTTGGATCGTGTGTCCCATATGCTAGAAAATATGTGGATGGAAGATGCAGATGGAATAGGTAAACTTAAAATTTTACCGACCCCAATGGGGAATATTGTTAAAACACTTTTGGAAAGTGGAGCAAAACTAGGAGTTAGCTCACGTGGAACAGGTAACGTTAATGAATCAGGCAATGTGTCTGATTTTGAAATTGTTACTGTTGACATTGTGGCTCAACCCTCGGCTCCAGATGCTTATCCGAAAGCAATATACGAAGGTCTTATGAACATGAGAGGCGGCAGACGACTTTATGGTCTTGGCGCTGATTCAGTATATGATCGTAGGGCTGAACATTATCTTAAAGATGAGATAATGAAATTAATAAACGAGCTGAAGTTATAGGAGAAAGACTCATGGCAGATATTTTTAGTGGAATTCTTGAAGCAGATAGTATTTCTGAAGAACTTAGAAATCAGATTCAAGAAACCTGGAAAAATAAATTAGATGAAGCCAGAGAAGAAATCACGGCCGAACTTCGAGATGAATTTGCTCAACGTTACGAGAGTGACAAAGGGCAAATAGTTGAAGCAATGGATAAGATGCTTACTGACAAACTTGTTTCCGAAATGGAAGAATTCAAGGTTGACAAACAAGCATTGGCTACAGAACGAGTTAACTATAAGACAAATGTTGCAAAACATTTATCACTTGTAGATAAATTTGTTGCTGAGCACCTTGCTAAAGAAGTGAAGGAATTACACGCCGACAGAAATGATTTAAAAGGCAATTTTGCGAAATTGGAAAACTTTGTAGTTAAACAATTAGCAAAAGAGTTGACAGAATTTGAAAATGACAAACGTGCAGTTGTAGAACAAAAAGTTAAATTAGTAGCAGAAGGCAAGAAACTTATTGCTGATGCTAAGAAACGTTTTGTTACTAAAGCCGCTGGTGTTGTTGAGAAAGCTGTTGAAAAATCACTTACTGGCGAATTATCACAACTTAAAAATGATATTAATGTTGCTAAACAAAACAACTTTGGTAGAAAAGTTTTTGATGCGTTTGCAGGCGAGTATATGTCTTCTCATCTAGCCGAAGGTACTGAGGTTAGAAAACTTCAAAAAGAATTAGAAGCTGTTAAAACAACTAACGTTGAAACAGAATCTAAAATTAAAGAAAAAGACGCAAAGATCGAAGCAACTCAAACTAAATTAAGAATTGCTGAAGATAAAGCGATTCGTGAAAAAGCTCTTACAGAGTTAACGAATCCTTTAGCTAAAGACAAGCGTCGAGTAATGAACGAATTGCTTGAATCTGTTAAAACAAGTGATTTGAAAAAACAGTTTAACAAATACTTACCAGCAGTTTTAAATGAAACAGCAAGAGCTGATTCAAATAAAACAATTGTTACTGAATCAGTAACAGAGGTAACTGGTAACAGAGAAGCACCTACTGAAACTAATTCAGACAGTGGTGAGATTGTTGAACTTAAAAAACTAGCAGGTCTAGGAGTTAAGTAAAATGACTGAAAAAGTAATCACAGATAAATGGGCTGAAACTAAAAATGCTTTAACTGAAGGTCTAGAAGGCCAAAAAAAAGCATCAATGGAAAAAGTCCTTGAGAATACTAAATCATACTTGGCAGAGGCGGCTACTGCTGGTGCTACAGGCGCCGGTAATGTTGCGGCTTTGAATAAAGTAATTTTGCCAATTATAAGACGTGTGATGCCAACTGTTATTGCTAACGAGATCGTAGGTGTACAACCTATGACTGGTCCCGTTGGACAAATTCACACATTAAGAGTTAGATACTCAGATACAACTGGTGCTGGTGCAGACCAAGTAACAGCTGGAACTGAAGCATTATCACCTTTTGAAATTGCGAGAGCATATTCAGGTGACGGTACTAACGTAGCTGGCTCATCAACATCAGGCTTAGAGGGTTTGGCAGGTAATAGATTGTCAATCCAAATTCTAAAACAAACTGTTGAAGCTAAAACAAGAAAACTTTCTGCAAGATGGACTTTTGAATCGGCACAGGACGCAAGTGCTATGCACGGTTTAGACGTTGAAGCAGAAGTTATGGCGGCTTTAGCACAAGAAATAACTGCAGAGATCGATCAAGAAGTTCTAGGTTCACTTGGAACTTTGGCAGGTACAGCGGCGGCTACATTTGATATGACAGCGGCATTTACTGGTACTCCAACTTATGTTGGTGACAGACACGCAGTATTGGCTATTTTGATTAATCAACAAGCGAATTTAATTGCTCAAAAAACACGTAGAGGAGCGGCTAACTGGGCTGTTCTATCTCCAGAAGCTTTGACAATTTTACAATCAGCGACAACTTCAGCGTTCGCAAGAACAACTGAAGGTACATTTGAAGCTCCAACTAATACTAAATTTGTTGGAACACTAAACGGTGCAATGAGAGTTTATGTTAACTCTTATGCAGGTAGTGGAACAAATGTATTAATTGGTTACAAAGGCGCAGGTGAAGTAGACGCGGCGGCATTCTATTGTCCGTATATTCCACTAATGTCTTCTGGCGTAATTGTTGATCCGTCAACTTTTGAACCAGTAGTGAGCTTTATGACAAGATATGGTTATGTTGAGTTAACTAACACAGCATCATCACTTGGTAATTCAGCTGACTATGTATCAAACATTGCTATCGCTAACGCGGCATTTGTTTAATATTAAACGTTTGAATATAATTAATTATGAATAATTTTAAAACCCCGGAGCAATTCGGGGTTTTTTAATGACAAACATACATTTATCTATTTTGGCCAATTCTGGCTAAATAACATTATAGTTTATAGAGAGAGATTTAGATGGCTGATCAACAAACAATTTTTAAAGCAGATGATTTAGTAGTTTCCGGTAATCTTACAGTACGAGGAACTCAAGATGTTATTACCACAACAGAAACAGACCTTAATATCAAGGATAGATTAATAACACTTAATAAGGGTGGTACATTAAGTACTAATATAGCAGGTATTGAAATAGAATCAGCAAGTTCTATTGTTGCTACATTAGGTTATACTACAGCATCAGGTTGGGATTTAGGCGATAAAAATATAACAACAACAGGAACAATTGCTGGTACATTTAATATGGCGGCTGATTCAGTTGATGATACACATATTGATTGGTACGATCCCGGTAATCCTCAAGCAAATCAAATAAGTACAGCAGACGTACCAGAAAATGTAAATTTATATTATACAGATGCAAGGTTTGATACACAACTTGCAACTAAAACAACAACTGATTTAGCACAAGGATCAAATCTTTATTATACAACAACTCAGGCAAACACAGATATTGATGCCAGAATTGCAACAACATCTGTTAATACAATACTTGATGTTGATACAACAACTACTCCTCCAACTAATGGACAGGCATTAACTTGGAATACTACAAAATGGGAACCTACAACAATTACAGGTCATTTAAGTACTACTACATTAACAGAAGGTACAAATTTATACTTTACACCTGCTAATTTTACAGCGGCAGGAGTATCTATTGATTCTTTAGGTGATGTTGTTACAACAGGGGCTGGAGCTGGTGATATAGGTAAAGTTTTAATGTGGAATGGTACTCAATGGCAACATAATGCAACGGCAGTTGGTGTTGCTAAAGCAGTAAATGGTACGTTTACTTCAAATTTAGTACACACATCAACGTCAACTGGTGCTGGTGGTGATCATGGTACAATTGTTGTTACTGGTCCATTAGTAAATTATACAGCTGGTCCTGGAAAGATTCTAGTAAGTTTTGATATTAATGTAACACAATCACATCCACATACATCTAGTACAGTAAAGGACTATTTAAATAGACTTGAAATAAAAGTTCATAAAGCAATTAATGGAAATGCATTAGCTAGTTATGGAACACCAATACATTCAATTCAAGTAGCGGCTTATGAAGAATATGTATCAATACAATTTATTGATGATGGTTCGATAGTAGGGCATGGTGCGGCACCGCATGGTATTACATATCATATTACTACTAATACAATTAATGCCAATGCATATGATCCAAATTTTAATGGTCCAACAGCGTCAACAATAACTATACCTGCAGGTGGAATTTTAGGTCATGCAATTGAATTAAATACTGATCCTATAGATACATTAAGTGAAATGACTGATACAGTAATTACTACACCAGCAAGTAATCAAATGTTTCAATATAATGGAGCACAATGGCAAAATACGTCATGGAAAATTAATACAACAGGTGTTGTTACTAATAATATTTTAAAATGGAATGGTACAGATAGTTTTGTAACAAGTGATATGACTAATATGATATCATTAAATCAATTGTCAGATGTTGATACAACTGGTATAGTTGATGAAGCTATTATAAAATATGATCTTGCTACGACATCATGGAAAATTGCTACAGACGTTGATTCTGGTATAGTTAATATTGTAGAAGATACATCACCACAGCTTGGCGGTAGTTTAGATGTAAATGGCAATAGTATTGTTTCAACTGGAACAAATGATATTGCAATTACACCAGCTACAGGAAGGGCAGTTATTGTAACAGGTGATTTAACTGTTACCGGTACAGCAACTACAATGGATGTTCAAAATATTACTATTGAAGATCAATTAATAATATTAAATAAAGCCGATCCTGTTGTAACAAATAATGTTAATGATATTGGTATTGTAATGAGACGTGGAACTGATGATGAAGTTGCACCAAAAGGTGATAATGTTGCAATGATTTGGGATGAATCAGAAGATGAATTTGCTTTTGGATATACAGCGGCAACTGGAGTAGAAACAGGTTCTATTACTTTAACTGACTATGCAACTATTCATGCTACAGCAACGTCGGCGCAATATGCGGATTTGGCAGAAATGTATATTAGTGATTCAAATTATGAACCAGGTACAGTTGTTATATTTGGCGGTGATAAAGAAGTAACGCAATCAACAATGTTTACAGATCCTAGAGTTGCAGGAGTTGTATCAAAAGATCCAGCATACTTAATGAATAAAGGTGCAGTACAAGGTAATCCACATTTAGAAGCAGTTGCAGTTGCATTGCGTGGTAAAGTTCCTTGTAAAGTAGAAGGTACTGTAACTAAAGGTGCAATTATTGTTACTGGTACAACCCCAGGTACAGGTACGTCATTAGCACAAGATAGTGCTATGCCAAGTGATGTTTGTGTAATTGGTAAATCAATAGAAGATAATAGCGATACAGGTGTTAGATTAATTAATATTGTTGTTTAATTATAACGGTTATTAATATCGTCTTCAGAATTCCAACGTAAAAACTCTTGAAAAGTTTTAATCCAAGTAAGCATATCTTGTTCCATTTCTTTACAATGATAGTAGCTCATTGGTAATACAAAGTATGAATATTGTTCTTTAGAACGTAGATACTTTTTTTGTAACTCTTTTAATTTAAGCATATCGTTTTTAGTTGCAAATACTATTTCATTAATTTTTTCTTTATCTTTAAATTCGTTAACAATCCATATATGATATTCATCGGTAACTTTATACATAGCCATAATTTCTTGTATTTCATATTTAATAGCTCGTATTGGATTTATATTTTTTCTATATTTAATTAATATAGATGGAACTTTCCATTTAGGATTTAAAGTTTCTAGGTTTTGTAATAACTGGAAGTATTCATTTTCAAGAGAATATCTTATTTTAAGATTTTCATCGCTAGTCATGTGTCCAACAGCTTTTTTCATTTCAACTAGTGTATTATAATATCTTTTTTTATCTGATTCAGGATATGAAGTAAGTACATCATCAATATCACTTTGAAAATGAAAATGAGGAATAATATGCTCTAAAATATTATCTGTTATAGCACCATCTTTTGCAAATTGTTCAAAAGCATGAGCAATTTTGGCTTCATCAAATTTAATAATTCTTGACAATGTATTTCTCCTAAAGTTTTTAGTTACTACTATTTACTATTAATTTTAATTTTTTAATATTATTTTCATTAAATAATGTTCTTTTAGCACCTCTGTGTAAAGGATTAGGATAGTTATTAATATTAACCCAACGATAACCTTGTGATTCATGGTTTGTTTTTGGTTTGAATTCAGTTGGAGTTATAATTACAAAAGTATGATACATAAAATGATTGTCGTCACTAAGAAATACATCTAAAGGATGTATTTTAATAATTTCTGGTAAAAATCCTACTTCTTCTTTTATTTCACGTTTAAGAGCTTGAATTGTAGTTTCACCTTTTTCAAGTTTACCACCCCAGAAGCTCCATGTATTTGAATGGCTTACGTTTTTTGATCGTAAATTAAAAATAATTCTTTTTGTGTCTTGTGCTAAAAATGTGGCCCCTACTGCATCATACATATTATTATATACCTGCTAAATTTAATATCCAATAACCTGGTTTATATTGTCCTTGGTAAGTATCAATCCATTCTGCGCCAGTCCATTTATATTGAAATTGAGTAGCAGTATTAGTAACGTATTGTACAGTTGGCCCATTAACACTAACATCAAAGTCAACTATCCAGTCACTTCCATTAAATTGAATTATATCATTAGTTGATGCAATAACTGTTCCCCAATTTTGTGAACCATCTGGAATATCACTAACAAGTAAATATCGTTGTCCAGTTGCCGCCGCATCTAATCCATTGCCCGGGGTATTTTTTTGTGGATCAATAATTTTAGTAACAGCTGGACTTAAAGTGTTAGTTGGTAATGTTGCGGTATCAATAGTAAATATTAATTCATTATCATTTAATGGGTTATATGCAACTGCTCCAACTATATCTTCAGAACTGTCTTCAATATTAGAGCTTCTTCTTAATTTAAGTTTACTTGTATTTTCTTGAAACTCTCCATATTGTTCAAAAAATTCTTTCCATGCATATCCTTCATTAATACCATGTGCATTTAATAAACTTATATATGATGTATTAGTATTTTTAAGACCTATAACACTTATCTGTGCATCTTGAGGTGTTATTACAATTTCTTCTAATGTATTAAATTGATCAAAGAAATCATGCATATTTTTATCATATGATAAATCATCTAAAGAGTCATCTATATGAATTCTATTAATAATTTGGTTAATAATTGTTTGCTTCTTAACTTTTGCCGGAGGATTAATCCATATTGGAACTTGAAATATTAATGTAGCAATATCTAATTGTGTGTCAACACCTGATGGAACTGATTTAGATGACCATTGTATGTCAATTAGTTCAACTACAGTAATATTTGTCCAATCTAATGGATTAGTATTTGCTTGAAGTTCAACTGTTGGATTAAACAATGTTAATATCTGTTCTAATAATTGTAATTTTTGTTCTGTATTAGAACACCAAACATCTACATTAATTGTTAAATCGTATGGCACAGGCATATAACGTTCTACTGTATATGTGTTACCTAATTCTGCTGTATATTGATCGTTAATATCATCATACTTTCTTTCTTGAACTTGTTGGGCACTAATTAGTTTTGGATCGTGTCTACGTTCACGAGCCACATTCATGTTTGCAATATGACAAGTCATAAATGGTGTAGAATTTATTGCATTTTCAGTATTACCACGTAATATATGAGCAACTAGTCGTGACATATCAGCATAACGCATTGGTACAGTTCTATAAACTTTAGACGCACTACCACCTGCATCTTTTTGTCCGCTTTCGATTTGAAAGCCATTAAAGATACGTACAAATTGTAATAAGTATCTTCTTATTTGTTGATCATACCAAAATTGTGCCATGTTATCTAATCCGTTTTAGGCTTAACTGCCTTACTTAATCCTATTTGTTCATCACCATGTGAGCTAGTATTTGTATTTTCTATAAATGTATTTAATATTCTATTAGCCGCAGAGAAAGTACCTCTAAAGTCATCTTCAATTCTCATAAATCTATTACCAGCTTTTTTAAATAATCTATTTGGTGAATAGTCTGTTCGTAGTATATAGTCACCATCATCTAAATGATTAGGGAAACTTGACCCAGTATGTGCTATTGCAATACCATTAGGTGGTTTACCATCTCCTGCATGGACACCAATTTTAGTTGAAAATCCAAATGCATTATTAGCCGAATCTCTACTTGAGTGTAGTTGTATATCTACAACGTTCCAATTATCTGTAGTTGATGAATATTTTTTAAATGAAAAGTTTAATCCATCGGTGATATTTGTTTTTAGCCAAATTTTATCTGTAGTATTAGTTGCCGGAGTTGTTGAACTAATAGCAACGTCAGCCCCAAGTAAAGTAACTGTTGTGGAATCAGTTGCAATTTTTACCCAACTACCATTTGTAACTTTTTTATAATATGTTGAGCCAACAGATCCATCAATAGTAACTATACTATAATTATTTGCTGGAGCATATGATGATATAGGTGCTTTAGTTTGAGCATCTATATTTGCATTGTCAACAATTGAAACTGCTTGGCTAGTCCATACACTACCGTTTCCAATGTATAATCCCCAATTGGTAGAGGTTGTGTCTAACCAATATGTACCGTTTTGATAATTAGTTGTTGGAGTAGTACTATCAATTAAATAATCAAATGATTCCCAATTGGTTTCACTTGATTCATATAATTTAATTATTGCTTCATTAGTTTGCCATTGTGCATATACATTACCTGGAATAAATTGATCTGCTTTGTTAATATATAAGTGAGCAGTTTCAACACCTTTTTTAGGTACATCAGTTTGTGCTTGATTAACAATAGCTTCTGATATATTAATTTCTGATTGATATGTAGAAATTAAATTTTTAAGATCATCTTTGTCATCACCAGTACCAAGTATATCAGTAAATTCTTGACTATCTGTTATTGGTGTTGCTTTTACACGCCATATATGTGGAAACCAAGTTGGTGAATATCCTTCAGAACCTCTTGCCGCATCTTCGATAACATAGTATCTATTCATAGCTTGAGGACCTTCAGGATAAAATGCTGATACTTCACCTGTTGCTGTACTTTTATCTCCGCTAACAGTTTCATTTACAGAAAATACACTATCGGTTACCATTCTTAATACTTTTGCTGTTTGATTATAATTTATAACAGTAGCAGTTGCACCACTTGATGCTCCTGTAATAGTTTCCCCTTTTTTAAATTTTTTTGCTGTTTGTACAGTAAATTCTAATCGTGCCATATCAAGCATAGTATCATCACGTTGATGTGGTAATTCCATAACATCACCGCTCATTAGTTTTCTACCTAATATATCAATCATATCATTAAGATGAAAAGTTATAAAGACAGTATCATTGCTTAAGAATGCACCAAATTGTGTAAGATCAAAATCTGAATCTGCTACTTGATATACACCACGCATATCATATACATCTGGATCATATTTACGATCTCTGTTTTCTAGAAATAATAAATCTTGAATATTGTTAGGTTTAACTATAGTATTATCCGGTTGTGTGCTGTCAGTAGTTGACGCTTGAGCATGGGGTCCTAAATATTTGTGTATAAAGACACCAGTACCACCCACGTTGAAATGTTCTCGTATTGTACGATCTATAAACTTATAATCATTACCTTTTTCTGGTTTCCAAAGACTGAGTCGTGGCATAAATGTTATCCTTTATAATAGTATTTATTCTTTAATGATTGACAAAGACAAGTAAATATGTTATTGATTGTATATATAGCAATATGAGTAATAAAAAATTAATTGATGATGATCTGTTAGATATTCCAGAGTTCTTACGACAACAGAGTAATGGCGACCCTGTTAAAACTGAACTAAAAGAAGAAGAAATTAAAGTAGAAGAGCCACCAAAGCCAGAGATTGTTGAAGAAGTTAAGGAACCAGAGAAGCCAAAAAAGCCTACGATTCAAGATCGTATGTATTCACGACTTTTGATTATAATGGGTGATATTGGTGATGAATTTGAAAAAGTATGGGCAGATGGTGGTGATCCTAAAGTCTTTAAAGCATATAGTTATTTTGCTGAAAATGATATTCCCGGTGCTTTTATGAAAATGGTCATAACAGATGTTAATGAACATCTAGATGAAGAGATTAAAGGATTAGAATATAGAGATATT